CGTCGCGAACTGAGTAGACCGCACCCGCTCCATCGCCTCTGCTGCTTCCTGCTTCTTTGCCGGGTCTGCGAGGAAGGATTGCACGAAGTCCTGCTGCGCTCTGAGCGACGGCTCAGGGCCTCGCGTCGGCAGGGCAGGGTCAGGTACAGTCCGGCCTGCTGAGGGCATCGTGAGCGTGGGCTGAGGAGCCGCCAGCCGCTCAGCCATGGCCTCGGGTCGCAGGTACTTGATGGCACCGTCAGTCAGGCCCAGCCCCACAAGGGTCTGGTACTGGTCTTCAGTCAGGTCTGCTGGTCTGGGGTTAGGCATTTGTCTCTTTGTTACCGGAGGTTTGCGGGGGGTTTTCCTGGGACACGACTTTGGTTAAACATACTATAGAGAAAGTCGTGTCCCAGAGCCTACGGATTCGGGGCGATGCGAGGCTCGATGTCCGGCTCGGTGTCCGGCTCAGGAAGCAGCATACCTCCCAGACGACGCTCTGCCTGCAAAGCATACAGCAGGGTGACCGCCTGCTTGGCTTCCTCCACGTCAGGGTATGCCTGTCGGACCTGTGCGACCAGTTCAGAGGCTCGGGCCTCGTCGCCGCTCTGGTTCCAAAGCTGAACGACCGGCTGCATGGAGCCGCGCTCCTTGAACATGAGCATCGCCTGTGGGCTTTTCGCCAGCGTGACTCCAGCCATCTGCGCCTCCCTCATCGCCTCGTTGTTGCGCTGAGTCAAGGTGGGCGTGGCGTCAGACTGCGCAACCGACTGCGCGGGGAGTGGCTGGATGAAACCGCGTGACTCCAGAGCCTTGCGGAGTTTGTCCGGGTCAACCGTGCGGAGGTCCGTGGGATCAACTCGACGGGGTGTAGCGCGCAGGTCCGAGGTCGAGGGGCGTGCCTCCCGCTCCTTGAGTCGGGTGCGCAGGGTGGGCGACGGGCGGTCCATACCGAACTGCTCGATGTAGGTGTCCTGTGCCGTCTGGATGATTGACCGCTGCTCAAGCTCGGGCACCTCCAGAGCGTCGAGGTTCTTCTTGAGCTTGGCGATACGCCCCTCAAGCTCAGCGACCTGCTCAGGGTCAAGCTCTACCTCTGGCGCTTTTACCACTGCCGGACGGTCGCGGAAGGTCTGCCGTGCTGTTGATGACGACCGGACACCCCCGGCTCCGGTGGCCGCGTCGAGGTCGTCACCGCCACCAACCTGATTGGCTGCGACGTAAGAGCCTGCAATCTGAGCCGTCTGCTGAGGGGTGACACCGGGCACCTCACCAGCAAACAGGTCGTTGCGGAGCGCGTCGGAGTCGATCCCCTGAGCGCCGAGGTGAGCGAGGGCACCCTCTACCACCTTTGTCCGAGCGAGGTCTTTGTCGGTCTGAGACAGCCCGGTGCCCGCCATTGCCCTTGACTCATACTGAGCCAGTGCGCCCTGAATAACCGCGCCGGGGTCGCTACCCTGTAGCCCCGCGATGACTTGGTCTGCGACAGACTTGGCGTTGGGATTCAGTTCTGACTCATACCGGTTGCGAACGCGGGCATTGTTGAACACCGTCTCCGGTGCCGCCTCATCTTCGTCACGCGAAACAGACGACGACGAAGAGTAGGTCGTCGCCGCCGCCCGGTTGGCTGCGTTCTGAGCCGAGACGAAGTTGCGCTCCCTCAGTTGGTTCTCGTCAATGATGCCCTGCTTGTAGTCTTCAAGGGCTTGGGTGGCCTCATCGAGTGCGTCAAGCTGCACCTTTCTCATGTTCTTGTAGAGATCGACGCGAGCCTTGTAGTCCGTAATGTCCAGCTTGATACTGGCTTCTGCTTCCTTGAGCGCCAACTCCCAAGCGTTCCACCGGTTCTCCATGTACCGGGAGGTGTAGCCCTTGGCGCGTGAAGCGTCGGGCAGACGACCCGGAGCAGCGGAACTGTAGACTTTTCTTGCGGGCATCTCTACTCCAGTAGCTCAAGGTCTTCAAGGAACATGGCATATGCCGCCTCTGCTTTGGCGTCGTCAAGCCCATAGGTTTCCTTGATGAGCTTCAAGGAAGCGGTTTTCTTGGCCTCTGAGTCGGAGACGCTGCTGGTCTGACCGGTGGTCCGGAGGAAGTCGGTGAAGTCCTGCACGGTTTCCGCTGCTGCCTTGACCGGTGCCGCCACTGCTGCTCTACGCTCAAACTGACGACGGGCCTGCTCGGCTACCAACTGGTCAAGCTCATCAAGCTCAGCCTGCTGCTCCGCCACGTCCTGAGCCTGTAGAGTTTCCGCCATACGCTGACGCTGCTCCATCTGCTGCTGCTCGGACTGTAGCGCCACCTTCAGCGCCTCGCCTGAGCCAGCCCCGGCACCGGCAAGGGCGCGCTGTCTCTGGTCCGTCAGGGCACGCTCAGTGGCTTCCAGTTCACGCTCGACGGCTGCACGCTGTACACCCATCTCCTCCTCAGTCAGACCAAGGGCACCGGCAGCAGCACGGCGCTCCAACTCTTCCCGCCTCTTGCGGTTCGACTTGTCGAGGGCTGTCGGCATCAAGGTGCCGACGGACTGAGGAATCTCACCAGCAGCACTGAGGAGGGCTGCGATAGCCATGGGGGAAAGTGCCATTCTAAACTCCGCTCAGGTAGTCGCTGCCGATGAAGTTGCTCACACCGTTGTCGAGCAGCACCTCAATCTGTAGGGAGGTCGCTTCAACATACAGCAGTTCGATACGTGTATCGCACACGATCTCGATAGTGTGTAGCCCAGCCGAAAGGTTCGCCTTGCTGAAGAACAGGTAGAGCGGGCGGTCCGCGTTGACGCCCACACCGAAAGCGGTGCCGGTCCCGACCGCCACGCTCTGAGCAGACGGGGTGCCGCCCTGTCTCGGGAAGATGTAGCACACGCTGTCGGCCTGCTTGACTCCATCAACGACCACGTAAAAGTTGCTGTTCACCAGCACTGGCGTCGGACTGATACGGTTGCTGTAGGCATAGTTGCCGGGATCCCATCCCACCGCTCTACCCGCAAACTCCACCACCACGTCGCCGGTCGTCGGCATAAAGAACTGGCGACCACACGACGGGAGACTCTGAAGTACCTCCTGCTGCGTGATGTCAGCGAGCTTGATCCTACCGTCAAAGTAGTCACGCTGGCTGGTGACCTCGCTCATCTTGGTCGTCCGGTAGAAACCACCGGTCGCAAACTCCACCTCATTGTAGATGGGAAGTGCGGTGGGTGGGATCAAGTCGTCCGTGGTGAACACGTCAGCCTGAAGGTCAGCCTTGACGATTCCCCCGTTGACGTAATCGCGCAGCCCATCTTGGTTTGCCCTGACGGACGACGCGACCAGCGAGGTGCCGTCATTGAAGGTCACTGCCGGTGTGTAGCTCATAGAAACTCCGCGAAGGCGTAGCTGTGGTAATGGCAGGTTTCAACTGTGTTTGCCGTGCCGCCGTCGTTGACGTTGAACTTGAAGTAGAGCTTCAGGCTGATGTACTGGCGCGATGCCGTCCGGTTGATGATGATGCCGGTGAGCGGGTTGCGTGTCCACGCACTCACCACGTCGCCCTCAGAGCCAGAGGTGGTCGAGTCGTTGCTGCTCCGCTGAGCAAGACCGTAGCCAAAAAACGGTGACACGTCCGTCTCCAGCACGCCGCCCCCGTCGTTGTATTCCAGCACGACCTTGAGGTAGTAGACCTGCTGAGCCTTGTAGATTGATCCGCCCGAGGTCGTCACGTCGCCAATGAGCAAGTTGAAGGCGTACCGGAGCACAGCCTCGTTGACGTTGAAGGTGGGGGTGCCGCTGATAGGGAGCGTAGCTACCAGCGTCCACGCCGTCGCGGCGCTGTTGATCCCACTGGACCGCACCGTGCCCGAGGTGACGGAGCCATTGTCTACCGCGTTGTGGTTCTGGTAGACCTCGTTGGCTCCGAGGTGCTGCCGGGTGATGGCACCGGTCCCGGTGTTGTCCGGGTCAATCTTGCCGGTCGTGCCGTCGGTGGCGTCCTCGACAGCAGTGAACACCGCGTTGGTGTTCGCCGCCGTGATGACCTCGTTCGCCTGTACGGTTGTGTAGGTTACCTGCGGCATTTAGCGAAACCTGTTCATCGCCCATATGGACGTGTTGAGGAACTTGATAGCTGAGTCACTGACCCAAGCATAGTCCTTGTCGGACCCTGCACCGTCGTAGATGCCGCGCCACCGCACGTCTACCACTGACCTCCGGGTCGAGGTGGGGAAGCTGAAGGGGAGGCAGTGTGTGTGTCGTCGCGGAGGAAACAGCCCGGTCCGTGCGATGAGGGTGCCGTCGAGAAACACGCCCAACTCATAGCGCCAGTCTGCTCCGGTCAACGCTGAGGCCAGCCCATAGACGGTGGCGTCTCCGTAGTAGAACTCGATGTCTGCGATGGCTGCACCCTTGACCACTCCGTCGAGCATTGGCATCGACAGGTAGACGCCGGGGGCGATGTACTTCGCCAGTCGATTCCAGCCCGGTGCCCAGTCGTTGCTGTTCGTGGCGTAGGTCTTTTGAGCCGGACCGAGGATCTGGTTGGTAAGCCCACCGGGAGGGGTGTAGCCATTGAAGTCCGTGACGGCACTCTGAGACGTTGCGTACAGCGCGGTAGGTAACCGGACTGCCGTGGCGTTTGTCGCGCCTGACGGGGTGCTGTAGACCTCACCGTCGGCACTGGTGTTGTCCTTCAGCTTGGTGTGGTCGAAGTCCTCAAGCGGTAGCTGCTCTGACGACAGCGCGCCGTTAAACTCCCCCAACACCTCATGGGCTTCCTGCGACCAGTCCTCGTGCTGCGCAAACCCTCGGGCCACCGGTCGTCTCTGAGTGAATACCTTGCTCATCGCCCCGCCCTCTGCTTCAGGCTCATACGCTGCTTGGTCACATATTCAATGTGGTAGCGGAGCACGGTGAACTTCTCCTGACTGGAGATCCTGAACTTGAACCACTGGTGGTTCTTGCCACCCACGTCCCACCGGATTCGGGTGACTCGCTCAGAGGTGAACCGGTCTGTGCCAATGAGTGCCACGGTGTCGAGGGTGCTACCACCCGGTCCGTAGAGCCGGTCCTCTGTAGCCCCTCCGTACTTGAGGGTGACGGCTGCTGCCTGCCCGCCTGCGGAGGTGTAGTCCTCCTTCCAGTCCTGAGCATAGTCGAGGCTGATATCGTTGTGCCCCTCGGTCAACACCTCGACCAGCACGTACCGGACGCTCTTGAGCATCGCGTCGTCACCGAAGTCTTCCCAGTTGCTTGACCAGACTGACTTGACCCTTGCCCCGTCTGCGACGGAGACAATCTCATAGCCGCCAGCGAGCGATGGGTTGACGTTGTAGACCTTGCCCTCGTCGTTGGTCGCAGACCACACTTGAAGGGAAGGGTTGTACAGTAGCGGCGGTGCATAGACCGTCTGCGGTGCGATGAGGAAGTAGCCAGTGGGCAGGGTCGCCAGAGCATTAAACTGAAAAGCTCCGGGGCCAGAGGTGTCGGTCGCGTGCCTGAAGCTGAACTGGTCCGTGTCGGCGTGGTACACAATGCCGCGTGTCGGACGGGTCGCGCCGTCGGCAGGGTAGTGGCACCACCACTCACGCTCGCGAGGTGACCACGACGCTGTAGCTCGGGGCAGGGCGCTCTTGGTCACCCGCTTGTATTCCTTGGTCACCGGACCGGAGATGGATTCAAGCCGCAGGTTGCCCCCGTCACCGTTGCCCTTGATGGCGTAGATTCCGGCGTGGTTCATAAACAGCAAGCCCACACCCGGCACCAGTTTCGGGGTGTTCGTCGCGGTCGTGCCCATGTCCGGCGACAGCACGCTGATCCTGTAGTCAGTGCCGTCCGCTGCAAAGGTGATGACCTCGATGGCGGATTCCCTCATGACGATGAGCGCGCCATAGTAGGCAAACAAACCTGTGATGTCGCCACCACTGCGGTTACCCACGTCGAAGAACGAAAACTCCTTGTACGTCTCAGGGGCGTTGCGGTCGCTGTAGATGATGCGCCGCTCATACCCGGTGCCGCCTGTGGCCCACGTCCGTCCATCCCATGAGGCGACGAACCGGAGGGTCTGAGGAAACACTATCGAGTCCGTCAACTCCGGTGCCGGGGCTACCAGTTCTGCGTCAGGGGTCACGTCCATGTAGTCCGTGCCTGCGTTGCCCTGTACCGTGGCAAGGTAGTAGTAGAGGGTCTGACCCTG